TTATATACCAAATAATCTTTTAAATCTTGTTGTGTAGTAATATCAGTGGTTAAAGTGCCTTGTACAATAATGTCGCCAATCGCAAAATCATTTATATTTAACTCACTATTTTGGTTATAAGGTATTCGCACCTCAACGTCATTTGCATTGTCATAACCTTTATTAATACTAGCACCTTTACCACCGAAGAACCACACTTTTTCGTAGTTATATCTTATCCATTTTTCTAATTTTGTTGTTTTATCAAGTGTTTTATGAAATATTGTTAGTGATGAATTAGTTATCATTAACGAACACCATTGTATATTATATGTTCGCCGTTTATTATTGTTCCAAATAAATAGTCTAATATAATATCTTCTATTTCAGCGTTCTTTGATTTTATTAATTCTTTAATTTGGCTTCCAGTAACATAACTAACACTATAACCATCAGTATTTTCACTAGCGATGTTTTTATTTTCATTTTCTTGATTACTATAAGTTAATAAAGTATCAATTAAACGAAATTCACACATTTTTACACTAGTAGGTATTTCTTCACAATTTATTAATCTATCTTGAGTTTCTAAGTCAATTTTTTTTCTAATTTCATATTCCAATATATTAAAAGGCATTTGGTCTAAAGTTCCACCTAGCCCTCTATATTCTTCATAAGACAGGTATTGTCCTTCAAATTCCATAATGCCCTCCTTTTAATTATTAAAGACTTACTCCACCTTCAGGTACTAAAGCCGCAAATGGGAAACGAGTTGCAGTTTCATTTTCAGCGTTTACTGGGTTAGGTAGTTGCCATCCAAGTCTCATTGTAACACGTAGAGCAATCATATCATCTTGTGCAAGATTATATAATATTTCTCCAGTAGATGGGTCTTGAATAGTTGCTTGGTCTAATACTTTATATGTAATATCTTGACGAATTGCATATACTGCTTGGCTAAAGTCTCCAGCAACTAAAGTTGCTTTATCTTTATCCCAAGTACCATTGTCAACAAATGTTCTATTTAAAGAACCAATTTCAGTTGATTGTAAAGGTTGTCCAGTTGTATCAGTCATCATACGGAATTTACCTTTTAATGATACTCCACCAACTAAACCATTTACGTCATAACCACTTTCTTCAACTTTTGTCATAACGTCATTAATGTCACTATATAAATGTCCAGTTTCTTGAACACTAGCACCAACTTCAAGAATTGAAGGTATTAATCCTTTTCTCCAGTCAGCAGGTTTTCCTTCACCATTAATAATAGCGTCATCTATTTTACGACCAAATGCTTCAATTAATCTTGGTCTTACTTGAGCCCAAATATCAATACTAGCGTCTGCTAAATCATTTTCTTTAATAGGAACGATTACAGCAATTTCTGCGGCATTGATATATTTTTTGTCCCAAGCCATTTTTGTTAATTTTTTTCTACCATTGTTACTTGTTTCATCAACAAAGTATGCGATTGGTAAACTATCTAATATTCTTAATTTTGTTTTATCGCTTGTCATATTAGGTAGTCTTTTCATTAATGAAAGTGCTTTTGAATTTCTTACAACACCTTGGAAGATTTCATCAGCAACTTGAGTTTCAACTAAACTGTCAATATCAGTTCTAGCGATTTTTGTCATAATATTTTTTCCTTCCTTCTATTTTTAATTAATTTGCACTGCCACGAAGAATATCATTCATAATATCATTTGTGGTAGTTGGTTTTGCTTCCCCACCATTTAAAGGTGAAGAACTTTGCACCTTAACAATTTTGGTGTCCCCAAAGTATTGAGGGTTTTCCTTTTTAAATGTTTCAAGTGCAGTTGCAAAGTCAGTTTCATCATTAACTTTTGAATTGACTTCACTAGTAACAAACTTTTCAAATTCCTTTTTCACATTACTACCGGTCATTTGTAATTGTGCTTTTAAGTCTTTGTTTTCGTTTGTCATACTTTGAAGATTTTCTAAAGATTTAGTATTTTCTTCAATAGTTGATTTATAACCTTTAATTTCACCTTCATAAGTTTCAATTTTTTCTTTGAAACCTTGAACACGTTTTCCATATTCAGCCATAATAGTATCAACTGTTTCTTTGTCTAATTCTAAACCTTCCAAAACTTCACGCATAAAATATTTCCTCCTTAACATTTTTTTAACGTGGTCAAGTCCACGCGTGATTTAATATCTACCTAAAGAATACCACAAAAAAAAGAAGTTGTCAAAACTTCCTTTTATTATGTAAAAATTATTAAGAGTTTTTATTGCTTTTACCATTTTTTAAAGTCTTCAAATGTTAATTTGCTATTTGGGTGTTCTTTTAAATATTGTTGATATTCGTTTTTTAATATCTTTTCGTCTTTTCTTCTTAAACTATTTAAACTTTTTTCTTGTGCTTTATTATATGCTTCATCACTTTTTGTTGTATTAATACCACGTTCTGCATTTTTTTGTGCAAATTCATTTTTGTCAATTCCTTGTTTTACTGCTTCTTTTGCGTTGGCATCAAGATTTTTTAATGTTTCTTCTCTTAATTCACTATCTTTTTCTCTTAACATTTTTTGGAAATATTCATTAGGTCTATTTGCTTGTAAATATTCATCATTATTTAAAGTGTTTTTTACATATTCTTTATAAACATCATTTGCTTTATTTTGTAAACTTTCTGTTTCTTCTTTAGAGGCAAATTTTATTCCTGCTTCTTCCATTCTATCTTCTTGAGTTTTATACATTAATGTATTTTCAATATCTTCTTTACTATATCCTTTTTTTAAATAATTATCGTATTTTTCTTGTTCTTCTTTCGATAATCTGTTATAAAAATCACTTTTTTGAGTTTTTGATTTGTTAGAACCTTTGAATTTACCACTTTCTTTCATCGCAGTTGCTAAATCTTGCCCTTCTTTAATAAAAATACGACGTCCACTAACAGTTCTCCATACTCCCCCGATATCATCTTTTGCCATAATATAACCTCCTTTTTTTATTTACATACATATTATAACACACAATTACATAATTGTAAATATTTTTTTTTGGCAGGGGAAGTAGGAATTGAACCCACATCTAAAGTTTTGGAGACTTCTATAGTACCATTGTACTATTCCCCTAAAAAGCAAGATTATTTTTTCTTGCTAGTTTTTTTCTTACTTGTTGTTTTTACTGTTTTAACAGTTTCAGGTTCTTTTATTTCAACGACTTTTATTAATTCTTCAGTTTTAGGTAACTCTACCTTTTCAATTTCAATTAATTCAACAGCATTGTGTTCTTTAAGAAATAAATATCTTTCTTTACTGCATTTCCATTCACTTTTACCTGCTTCACGTTTAACTCCTGCTTGTACGTCGTCAAAATTGATTATTGCTTTTACCTTATAATTATCCATTTTTATCCCTCCTATCATTTCTTTATGATAATTATACCATATTTCACTTCTTGGGCTTCCCTTTTTCCAACCTTTTCTTTCACGTATATAATGAACTATTTTTGCGTCATCTCTAAAACCAGTTGTTTCAGTTGAATTATAAATATTGCTAATATATTTTATTCTATCTTTACATACAATATTTATTACGTCTTGGTCTGGGAAAAAGTATTTTTGAGTATTTAATAACTCTATCATTTTATCGTCTAGATGCTCATTTTTTATATTTTTTAAATTCATTACTAGGACACCACTATTTATGTAATTATCATTCATATTTTCAATACCTAAATATTTGTCCCATTCGCCAGGTTCTTTTATCCCAGCAATTACGTCAACATTCATATCCCATAATTCTTGAATGTTATCAACAACGATTGCATCAGCATCCACATATATTATTCTATCACAACTTAATATTTTAGTAAAATAACACCTTATATAACTTAATTTAGTATATTTTGTATTGTAATTTGGGCTTGTTGGTAAAATATATTCTGGTAAATTATTTACATTAATAAACTCTATTCTGTCATCTTTTAAATAAGGTATTTCATCATCTTCAATAAATAAATATAACTTCTTTACATTGTTGTTTTTAAATAAAGCATATATTTCTGTCGCTAGATATATGTACCAATTTCTAGTACAACACATTGCTATTATCATTTACACAACCACTCCTCTAATGTTTTAACATCCTTCATACTATCAATGTCTGTTGTAACATCATTTATTACTAAATAATCTCCATCTTCATTGAATATATTATTTATTTCAGTATATTTTTTAGTATTTTTACATAAATCTAGTCCATTAAGATATCTATATAAATGCCAACTAAAAGGTTTTATGCCATCTTTAAATTCACCATTTTCAGTCATTCTTAATAAATCATTTATAGCATTTCTAAATACTTTTTGGTTCTTAACTATATATCCAAATGGTTCTCTGCCTTTAAAATTCTTTGGGCTTTTTACAAATCTTTTATCGCTCCAGTCGCAAGTGCATAAAAACAATGTGTCTTTAAAATCTGCATTGATTATCTTTTTTATAGCATCCTCACTAAAATATACGTCACCGTGTAAATAACAAGCAGGTTCATCAGTTGGATAATATGCGTTAAGCCAACACCCAACAGGTTGTCCTTTTCCATCTGTATCGTGAACATACTCGTTATTATGTCTTAATTTTTCAACGTTTATATAATCAAACATTGGGTTACTTGTACTTATTGCTATATCAGTTATTCCATTCTCTTTTAATAACCTTATCGTTCTTTCAACCAAAGTTTCA